CTGATGATAGGAAGCTTCCAAGAACAGTTGCAAACGAAATTGCTATTGGTAAAAAACTTAAAAAAGAATTTAACCCTAGTTCTACTAGACAGTTAGTTTGTGCTTTTAAAGATTGCGGTATCGAATTGCCTCTTGACGGCAACACAAATAATCCGACTTTAAATCAAGTTGCGCTAGCTGAGTTTGACAGCGAAGATCCCACGCTGTTGCTTTATAGAGAAAGAGCGAAGATAGAAACTCGGCTAGAGCATGTAACAAAATTAATTGACAATATAAATCCTGTATCCCACAGGATACACTCTGGTTACAATCAGTGCGGCGCAAACTCAGGTCGATTTACGAGCAGCGGTGCACCTAAGGTTGCTAAAACGAAACAAAAAACGGTTTTCGGAATAAATATCCAGCAAGTTCCTAGATCAAAAGACTTTAGAGAAACTTTTGTCGCTGCACCAGGATATAAGTTAGTGATCTGTGACTGGGCTCAAATTGAACTTCGGCTAGGGGCTGAGCTTATTGGTATACCTCAGATGAAGCAAGCTTTTATAGATGACATAGATTTACACACGTTGACAGCAAGTTTAATTTATAAGAAGGACATACAGCAAGTAACGAAAGAAGAACGCCAAGACGGTAAAACGCTTAATTTTGCTCTGTTATACGGAATGGGTTATAGAAAGTACAAAACATATGCCGCGCAAAGTGGCAAAATAATTAGTCTCTCAGAGGCTAAGGTTGCCCATACAGCGTTTCACACTGCGTACCCACGGTTGAGGCAGTGGCACATGGAGAGAGCTGCTTTAGTTGCAGATGGTTGGACATACACGCGAACTGTTTGCGGTAGACGAAGACTATTAAGTTACGATGATGCGACTATGATGTGTAGCGCAAACACATTAATACAAGGATCAGGTGCAGACATACTTAAAATAGCTATAGCAAACTTAAGCGAACATCTAAACGATGATGCTTATTTAATTGCGTGCGTGCATGATGAACTGGTCCTGGAAGTTAAAGAGCAGTTAGCCGAACACTATAAAGAACTTTTAGAAAAAACTATGGTGCAAGCAGCGGAAAGTATACTAACCTCTGTTCCTGCCTCTGCTGATGCCAGCGTGGGAAATTCCTGGGCCGCTAAATAAATGGAATTATTAGAAATCCCTAAAAACCCTGAAAAAGAAATATTTACTGTCAAACACGACGGTAAATATTTTGCTGTTATTACAGGAGATATAAGTATCTACGTAAGCCCAAAAGAATTTGATTCGCCTTTAGCGGCAAGTAACCACGCGAGAACTTTAAAACGGCAAAACAAAATAGTTGTAAATATTAAGAAACAAGAAAAATCAAGCACAGCTAAAAATGCAGCTACAATAGCTAAGAAAAATAAATTTTATACCGAAGCCGAAATGGCCTCGCAAACTAAGCTGTCATTTCGCGAAATCTGGCTAATCGTAAGTCCGGAAGGCTTATATGCTAGTAACATTTTGACTGACAATAAAGTAGTTAAATACGAAAAAGATAAAGATAAAGCACAAATGTTTAAAACTTACGAAGACGCTTACATAAACTTAAATACTTTAAACATGGTAATCTGCTGTGGGCATAAGCTGCGTAGGTTTTTCAAACGTATCGAAAATTAAATAGAGGGCACTATAATCAGAGGAGATACGCTCTTAAATTAATGGCGCGGCGATATAACTTAAATTTTGCTGGTCAAAATTTTGGCTTTGATTTACCAACTGTAACTGACGAACAAGGAAATGTTCAAACAGAATCCGTTTTAGCGGATTACTTTCCAGAGTTAAAGCTTACATACGCTCCTAAAGGCGCCCGAGGGGGTCGGCTTGGTCGATCAACTGATCAAACCACGTCGGAAATATCACTTAAACAACGCGAAGCCGCTAATGCTGGCGCTCTCGGAGGTAACATTCCCACAAATATTACGGTTAATGTACCTCAGACTCCAGCTGCTGCCCCTACTCCTCTGCCTGTTCCTGAAGTTAAAAAAGATACAAGATCCCCTATATCGTATGAATATGGTCAAAGTGCTGATTACTTTGGCGGCGAAGATTATTGGCGGAGCATTGAAAAAGGATATACCCCTAGCGAAATTAAATCTTACTTAGATACTCACTCCAATTTATTACGAGGATCTAACGTAAGAGGTGGTGGTGGTCTATACGATCAGATATTAGCAGGCAAAGTTGATCTCCCAAGTTCGGCCAGTCAGCCCGCTGCCTCTACGCCCACGCTGGCTCCAGCTCCAGCTCCTGCTCCTGCTCCTACACAAACTTGGAGCGATCCTAATCAGACTCAAGAATTTAGATCCGCTCCAAGCTCAAGTCCAAGTCAATCGTCTAGCCGAGCACCTATATCGGCAGAGTACGGAATTAGTTCAGACTATTTCGGCGGTGAAGATCTTAAAGCTGCACAACAAGCAGGCTATTCGAACGCTGAAATTAGGCAATTCCTGGATCAACACCTTAACCTTCTTCGTGGTGGAAATACCCCAGGTCAGGCTGGCGGCGTGTACGATTTAGTCTCTAAGTAAATTAAGTGGAGTATGAATCCTGAGTACACCTTGTTATTAAAAAAAGGTGCTCAGGATTTTTTCTTACGTGTAAAAGCTTGCGATACTACCCACGCGCAAGCACAAGCTTCAGATATTTGTCGAGCTTTAGGGGCTGAAGAATTTCAACTTACATACGGTAATAGACATAAAAAGAAACTCTCAAAACTATTTGAAGATTTAGCGTTTAATAATTTTACGCATAAATCGTGCTGCATATGGGAAGGTTCATTTACAAACAATGTACCTTGCATTTATATATTTGGTAAACGAATTTATGTTCGAGATTTAATTGTTAAATATTTAGATATACCAAAAGATAAACACAATCCAAAACCAAGTTGTAAATGTAAAAGTTGTATAAACCCATATCATTTTGAGTATCGTTTGTATAAAAATGAGAAGCTGGGTTGCGGAGACACCATGTTGCTCCTAGCGTACCGAGGCCAAGGCACAAGCGTTTCGCAAATTGCCAAGGCTCTAAACGTCCACCGATCAACAATTTACCGCAAACTAAAAAATGAACGTTTTTCTTCTAGGTCTTAGGGTCACAGCATCCGCACAAGAGGATGAGGGCGTCTTAAACGTCTTGACTGAATCACTACCTTCAAGTGATAAACGAGTTAAAACTAAAGTTCAGCTTCTTCAGCAAAAAGATCATTATGTTGGGAAACTATTAGCTGATCTAAAGGAGGAACAGACTGTATTAGCTATAGGTCCCACAAGGCCAACTCCGGACGGAATTCTTCAAATGCAACCAATTTTGGTTGTAACAAAAGATAATTTTGAAGATCTCTTGGCAGTTAACTTATTTGTAGCTACGGGAGGTCTAGGTCCGAAGGCAGAAGAAGTAGAGCTTAGCGACACGACTGTAACTAATCGTTCACTTGCATGGCAGACAGAAAACTCCGAAACTGCTTGGTTCAAACTGACAGCGTGGGGCGAACTGTCAAAACAACTTTCTGATCTTGCTCCAGGAACACCAACCATTGCTGTTGGAAAAGTTTCGACAAGCGAAAAAGACGAAAAATTCTACCTAAACTACAACGTGGACAAGGTCCTTTACTTGCCCAAATCAAACAAAACTGCACCTAAAAAAGCCGCTGATCCTGAAAAAGGTAAAGTTGCTGCAGCTGCTCTCGGTTCTATTGATTTCTCTCTCTGATTTAGGTACTAACTATGGTGTTTATTGCTGGCCAATTTTCTGAAGACGAAATTCTCTGTAATGTTCCCCCGCATACTTTGAGAATTGATTTACAAGCTCGCCGTTGGAAATCTGATGTAGATTCCGACAGCGCTATCGTTGACCGCAACGATAATGGAATTCCAATTGAGTTTGTGCTCTTAGGTTTTAGCCCATTTTTTGGCAATCTTGGAATGCGCAATCAAGAGGAGTTTCTTCGCATTGCTTACATTGGAGTCAGCCCTAACCACAGGTTGCTTCCACCGCGATGTGTAACTACATCGATGATTTCCGGTAAATCTTCGCAGAAAAACTTTATTAGTTATTTCCAAACTTTGTATAACAATCGTATTAACTGTGCATCAGTTATTACAGCTACTAAGTTTGTAACTAAAAGTTTTAACGAACGGGATCCCGTAACGGGTGCTGACGGAGCAAAGATTAACTTTAATGCTCTTGAATTTACAGATCGTCCTGTTTCCTCAGACGAAGAAACTAAACTAATTACTGACATCGATGACTGGATTTTGGGTAAAGGACCGGGGCTCATCTCCTCCGCCCTCAAGTCTCATATTCCTGGATCGGATTTGGTTGAGCTACCACTTGGCGAAGACCACACGGAAATTAAAGCGCAATTCGCTTCATCCAGACCACCATCGCAAGAGCGGACCTTTGCTGCGAGTGCGCCTCCTGCTAAGGCTCTTAAGTCTGCTGTGGTGGATGATGCTAGTGAATCAAGTGATACTCCTACCCCAAAACCTAAAAAAGCTGTTCAACTCACCGAAGAACAAGCAAAAGCCTTAGGGTTGGATTTCTAAGGTAGACTTTTACCACCTCCCATTAAGGGGAGACGGGAAAGGATGAATGAGGCGACCTCAAAGTCGCCTTTTTTTTTGTACATCATGAAAAACAAAACAGCTCGTATAAAACTCGACGGGATTTGGTCCACTCTGTATTTAGAGCCCATATCCCCACACATCTGGAACTTAGGGATTAGCGTCAACAAATCTAAACGAGCGACAAACGATTGGTATTCTGGAAGAAAAAATAAAAGATCAAGACGTGTTACTTCACAACAACCTGTAGGTTCTTTTCAGCATTTGCTTGCAGCTTTTGTTTTACTTAAAAAACTTTTAAAGGAACTTCCAGCGGATCATCATGTTTACACACAACCAGAATCAACTCGGTCAGCATTACTTTCTCGTTACATACAACGTCTAGGATTTACTCAGTCTCTAGCGGATGGTCAACAATTTTGGGTGTTAACAGCTGATCGAAGGAAGGAAGTTCTATTTGATTGCTGACACACCACTTAACTAAACAAGTAAATAAACGACTGTGCATTTGTTGTTGGCGATAAACAGAATCAAAGATACTTAAAAGTTTATCCTTATCAAGCTTTTTAGCCTCAAGCATGACCCGTTGATGAGTAAACCGCTGCTCAGGGGTCTCCCATTCCATGTCGATCACGGGGTGCGTAATTATTGTGTTAACTATACTCACTAAACGCTGGACGGCTCTAAAAAAAATCGCTAAGCTTTGACGTACCGAGGCCCCTTAAAACTTTGTCAGAATTTTATAGTATTCCAAAAGGTGTAACGCACGCTCTAATTAAACATTCATTTATTTCTGGTTCAGTCCTAGTTCCCCACGATCCTCTTGGTGTTCTTAGCGATCAATTGCGATCGCACAACTTGACAGTTACCCGTAACGAAAATGAAGAAAATTTAACTAATCCTGTTTGGTGGGTTTCAGAAAAATCAAAAAAATACGACTGGGTTATTTCCAGCACAATGGGTTTATCTAATTATACAGAGTACATCCTTGAGTACGGGATGCAAGTAGCTACAGCGGGAATTGCTGTTTTAGATCGTTTATCTTTTATAGAGCCTGTTGCCCGGAGGCGGAATTTTCTCCTAGCCAATAAGCTTTCCAACATGATTGTTCTGAGCCCACGCCCGAAATTCAGGGCTTTAGGTTCGACAAAAGATTCCGTGACCAGCTGTTGGTTTCTTTTCCAACGACCAGAAAATTGGTGCGATGGCACTCAGGTGACATTCGGTTTAGATTGGGACCGCGTTGAGCCTCTTCCTCCGCTCGAATAATGACATCAAGATCACAAAAATTTGAAGTGTTTCAAAAATCAATTTTGGAGCAGCTTATCCAAACAAACATCAAGCTCGACAAGGTGTGCGCTTTGTTGGTCTCCAACCAACTATTACAAGAATGTATATCTCCGGAAGGGGAAATTCGCACTGCACAAGACTGCGCGGAAATTGTAAGCGAAAGTTTCTGCGCAGGTATGTGTCTTAACGAAGAGTTAAGCGATCGGAGTAAGGAATTTGATTACCAAAAATCTGAATTTTTTATTGATGATGACAACAACGATGAGCTAGATGATTCAGAAGACGACGATGAAGGCAATGAT